GACTAGGTAAGAACCCCTTCAACGCTGGACGAGAGATCTCTCAAGAGCGCCGGGATGCTGCCTCCGTAAGGATACGTGCCTACCATAGCCGGATGAAAAATGCAGCAGAGACCGCTTGAACAATTGAGGAGAAGGGAGAATTAGCGTGTATGACATAGTGGTAGACTTGGAAGTGACCCTTGGTGGGGACATGACTGATCCAACCCCTTACCAAGCGTTGAACTCTTTAGCCGCGATCGGGTGGCAACGAACTGACAGTGACGAGGTGATGATCTACGAGACAGAAGCTGCTGACCTAGCTAGGTTCAAGGAAGACTTATCTGGTGCAAGATACGTTGTTTGCCACCATGCAAAGTTTGATATCTCTTGGCTTAGGGAGTGCGGTATCACTGTAAACAATAAGATTATAGATACGATGATCAATCAGTACGTGCTTAACCGGGGGGTACGTGGCTCGCTGGGGCTTAAGTATCTCGCCGAGCACTACGATGTCACCCGCAAGACAGACGTGTTGCAGGAAGCTCTAGGGAAAGGACTGAATTGGTGTGATCTGGATCGTGCTACAAGATATGAGTACCTATCGTCCGATGTTAGAGCGACCGCTGAGATTTACCGAGAGCAAATGTCCCTCTTTGAAAAAGAGGATAGCCTATCTCTGGTTTCTATTCGGGATCTGATGGCGGAATTCTGTTCTGTTCTAACTGATATAGAGCGGGCTGGAATGGCAGTTGATCTATCCGTTCTTGACAAGGTGGATGAAGACTACGCCAAGGAAGAAGAAGAGCTGAGAAGTTACCTGACTCGACAGGTGAGAGAGTTGATGGGTGATCTTGATGTGAACTTATCTTCACCGGAACAGCTATCACAGGTGATCTACTCGTGTCAGCTTGTAGATAAGGGTATATGGAAAACGGCTATGAACATCGGCGTCGATCACCGGGGTAAGCCGTTACGTCGTCCGAGGATGTCGGCGGTAACCTTTCGTACCGTTCTTTCGCAATGTTTTAAACGATCTAAGAAAGTCAAGTCGCTTCAATGCCCAGCATGTCGTGGTAGGATGCACTACTACCGGACTAAGAAAAACGGAGAAGACTTTAAGAAACCTACGGCTTGCCCTGGTTGTTTGGGTAAAGGATACATATATAAAGAGCTAGAGCATAGAGCTGGGCTTAATATAAAACCTGCCATCTCTCTAGCCTCTGCCGGAGGGTTCAAGACTGACAAGCTGACGCTTAACGCCTTGCTTGAAAAGTCTAGCACCTTAGAGACTAGAAGATTTCTTGAGTCAGTTGTCAGGCTATCTGCGATCGAAACATATCGTGCATCTTTTATCGAGGGTATCAAGAAAGGAATTAAGAGTGACGGTTTGCTTCATGCTAGCTTTAATCAGTGTGTTACTGCTACTGGTAGACTGAGTAGTAGCAACCCTAACCTGCAGAACATGCCCAAGGGTAAGAGTTTTCCTGTTCGTCGGGCGTTTGTTAGCAGGTTTACCGGTGGATCGCTAATCGAAATAGATTACAGCCAGCTAGAGTTTCGTGTAGCTGGTATACTATCACATGATCCGGTTATTAAGAGGGAGATCGAAGAGGGGTTTGACGTACATGCGTACACAGCACATGTTCTAACCACCAACGGGGAGGCTACTGAACGCGGTCCAGCTAAAGCATCTACCTTCCGACCGTTATACGGAGGTACACAGGGTAGCCCAGCACAGATGGTCTACTTTCAAGAGTTCTTTAACAAGTATAGAGGAGTATTTTCCTGGCACGACCGTCTTCAGACAGAAGCGGTGACCTCTAAGCGAGTTGTTACTGCCACAGGAAGACAGTTTGACTTTCCTGACTGTCAGCGGCAGCAGAATGGTAACACAAGCTATAAAACACAGATCGTAAACTATCCGGTCCAATCAGTTGCTACCGCTGAGATAGTACCGATCGGAGTTATCCTCTTGTATAGGAAAATAAAGGAGCTAGGATTGCAGAGTGTGGTAGTTAACACAGTACATGACTCGGTTCTCATCGACACACACCCAGAAGAGGCAGATATTATCAAACTGATAGGGCCTAAATGCCTTCTCAACGCACAAGACGAGGCTCTTAAGAGGTTTGGTCTAGATATGTACATCCCACTCGACGTTGAGATATCACAAGGAAAGAATTGGCTAGAGCAGGAAGAATTTACTTGACTTTAGTCGGTTTTACGTGGTATAAGATATCACTGATGATCTAAAACAAAAGGACAGCTCATATGAATCAACTAGCAACAGTAGAACTATCAAATCTTGACCTCGACAAAGCAGATCTATCCTTTTTATACTCTATTTCGGACAGCAAACCCCGACTAGCCGAGCTTAAACTAAACAAGGACACCTCAATAGAGCATAACGGTAAGCTTGTTAGCGTCTCTGCTCCAGGTGTTAAGGTTGAAAATGCAGACTTCGGTGAGGCATACGGTTCAGATGTACAGCTCCGTATCTTCGTTGCCACTATGCAGACATCAGTCTTTGATCAGGATGAGGGGGCGTACACTAACTTCTCCCAGCACTTCTTTTCCTACGCTGAGTCCGCCTTGGACTGGCATGGTGGTAACAAGTGTGGGTGGATTCCCTCTAAAGAACGAGATAGCCTGAAGGGTGTCGATCCAATAGCGTATGCTAACGCAAGCAAGGTTAAACTATCTCGTAATTTGTTTGGTCTTGTTACAATCGCCGATGCTAAGACACTCGACGGTAAGTCTGTCGAGGTAAAGGATCTACCTTTCCGTCTCCGTCTTGGCCCATCTAACTTCTTTGAGATCTCTGAGGTTATCAAGAAGATGATGCGGCAAAGTTGCCCACCTATGAATTTCCCGGTTAAGCTGAACTACCGGCTTGATAAACGTGGTTCTAACAAGTATATTGTACTGTCCTACGAGCCGATCATGGCTAAGAGGTATCCTCTTGGTGTTCTTGGTGCAGAGACGTTAAAAAACTTCCAAGATCTCATCAAAAATGATGACGAGCGAGTTGTAGATAAGATGCGAGCGAATATGGTCACAAAAATGGAGGACGGCTTTAGTGATGTAACGGACTCTGGAGAGTGAGTAAGCTCGCCCAAACTATGTCTTCGTACCTAGCGAGCAGCCCTAAAATACCAGATGATATCATTTTTCGGGCAAGTCAGATGTTCAACGGGAAGTTGAGTAAGTTTAACTGGGACGGTAGGAAAAGAGGAGGCCGTCCCTCGCTATCTCAAGTAGGTAAGCCATTCTGTCAGTTACATGCTGAAAAACTAGGATGGGAGAAGGCAGGAGAGTCAGATACCTTTAAAGTTAAGATGCTATACGGTGATATGACAGAAGTCATCGCTGTAGCCATGCTCTTATCAGCCGGGGTGGAAATACCGGAGCTTAACATGCGAGTTCGTATGCCAGTTGCAGAAGGGATAGAACTATCTGGCGAACTCGACTTGATAATTAAGGATGGTAACACGTACTCGGTTTGGGACATCAAGAGTGCCTCTAAGTTTGCTTTTGAGAAAAAGTTTGCATCTTACAACGCACTAAAAGATAATGATGACTTCGGTTATCTGCCGCAGTTGTTTGGATACACACAAGCTGTAGAGGAGCAGTATCCCGGCGTTAAGGCTGGGGGTTGGATTGCGATCAGTAAGGAAACAGGTGAACTAAAGATTGTTGAAGCTGATCCAGATGACCAAGAGAAATACGTAACAGGTATCAAGGATGTTATCTTAAAACTTGAGGACGCAGACGAGACTAACTTTAAACGCAGCTTTGAGGACGAACCGGAAACCTTCTACAAGAAGCTAACAGGTAACCGTAAGTTGAAAATGAACTGTTCGTATTGCGGGTTCCGGTATAAGTGTTGGCCGGGCCTACGCTACGAGCACAACCCTAAATCTAGGTCTCCTAATGCCTACAACTATTACACCCACTTCCAAGAGGATTAAGACATCCTCTGCGAAGGCGAAGGGCCGTAAACTCCAGCAGTGGGTACGTGACTATCTTCACACCAATCTAAAAGGAATAGAGAAGGATGATGTCACGTCTACCCCTGGTGGAGTTAACGGACCCGACATTGGACTCAGCCCGCTCGCACGAAGGCTGTTCCCGTGGACTGTCGAGTGTAAAGCTAGAGCTGCCTTCTCCATATATGCGGCCTTGGAGCAAGCCGAAAGAAATTTACTTGACAAGACGAAGCCGGTTGCTATACTACGGGGCGATAGAAAAAGACCGCTAGCTCTATTATACGCCGATGATTTTATGGAGATACTAACATGTCTGACGAAGAAGAACTAATACACGAGATGCTGCTACCGGATAATACTTTTGCGGTATTATTCCACTATAATAAAGAAACCAGCACTATCGAAGTGTTTCTAGGAGATTTTGCCTCAAAAGAAATACACGGGACGAAAGAACACGATACTCTGTGTGTGATAGGCAACGCCGTAGAAGAAATGTTAGAGGTTGCTATCAAACACGCAATGGAGGAGCTTGATGAGGGTATAGAGATTGGTACCCCTTGTAAGGTGAGTAAAATAGAGGGTAACGTGATCCATGCTAACTTTTCTAAGGAAATTCATTGATGGTGAAGGTTAGAAAATCTCTACTGGATCAAGCAGACAAGTTAATATGCGGGGGCCGAGAGGCTGACTACGGAGACCCTCGTAAGAACTTTTCTGACATCGCAGCGGGCTGGTCTCTGATCATTGATAAGAAAATCAAACCAGAGGAAGTTGCATTGATGATGGCGTGGCTAAAGATAGCTCGTCTCTTTAAAACTCCTGACCATGTAGACTCGTGGGTTGATCTGGTTGGGTACGCAGCTTTAGGTGGTGAGCTTGCACAGAAAATGGGTAATACAGACACTACAGATGTTCTTGCGTCGTATGCGGGGGGTGATAACAATGGTAATTATGTTGGTCCATCACGTAAGGCCACCTTAGACAGTTTAGAAATAGTATAACATGAAAGTGGCAGTAGTCATCCACGCTGAGATAGATAGTGAAGCGTACTGGGTTCCGTCAGATGGTATTTTAGGTATCGAAACTGATCTTGAGGAGTTAATATCTGATGCTGTTGAAGAGTGCTTAGATGGTGTAAAAATTAAAAGAATAGAGGTAGAAGTTTATGACCACGTTTAACTCCAATAGAAACCCGATGTTCCGATCCAAATTTTCTGAGGATATCTTCAATCTAAAATACGCACATGCTGGGTGTGATACTTGGCAGCAGCTTTCGTCCGTACTGGTTAAAGACGTGTGTGGTGACCTCCGCGCTGAAGAAGAGACACTCATGTCCGCTACTGAGATGCAGCAGCTAACAGAATACATCACAGACTTGAAGTTCGTTCCTGGTGGACGCTATCTATACTACGCTGGTAGAAAGAACCGATATTATAATAACTGCTTCCTTCTAGCAGCAGAGGAAGATAGCCGAGAAGACTGGGCTAACCTCTCGTGGAAGTCTGAGTCCTGTCTTATGACAGGGGGTGGTATAGGCATAGATTATAGTATCTATCGAGAGTCAGGACGTGCCTTAACGGGTACCGGTGGTACTGCTAGCGGCCCTATCCCAAAGATGCAGATGATTAATGAGATAGGTCGTAGAGTAATGCAAGGGGGGTCACGACGTAGTGCGATCTACGCATCTTTAAACTGGAAACATAATGATGTTCCATCATTCCTTGTTGCAAAGGAGTGGGACACAATGCCTGTTGGAACGACAGGGTATACGCTAAAACAAGTTAAGGAGCAGGACTTTAACTTCCCTGCCCCTCTTGACATGACTAATATAAGTGTCAACTATGATACTTCATGGTTGCTTAACTACTGGAAAACTGGTGACGTAGGTGAGGTGTTTCTTAAAAACATGGAGCAAGCCCTTCGATCTGCTGAACCAGGTTTCAGCTTTAACTTTATGGAAAACGAGAATGAAACCTTACGTAACGCCTGTACTGAAGTATGCAGTGCTGATGATAGCGATGTCTGCAATCTGGGTAGCATCAACTTTGGCCGTATTGAATCGATCGCAGAGCTTACCAATGTTGTCGAACTAGCGACTAAGTTTTTAATTTGTGGTACACTACGGGCTATGCTACCCTACGAGAAGGTATACAAAGTCCGGGAGAAGAACCGTCGCTTAGGATTGGGCGTTATGGGTCTCCATGAATGGCTAATTAAGAGCGGAGCTACTTATGAAGTTACACCAGAACTCCACCGATGGCTTGCAATCTACCGGGGAGTGTCCGACGACACCGCTAAACGATTTGCTGATCAACTTTCCATATCTCGACCCGTCGCCGCTAGGGCCATTGCTCCAACAGGTAGCATTGGGATCTTGGCTGGTACTACTACGGGTATCGAACCCTTGTTTGCTGTAGCTTATAAAAGGAGGTATCTTACTCAAGGAACACGTTGGAAGTATCAATACGTGGTTGATAGTGCGGCACAGGAACTTATCAATATTTATGGAGCAAAACCGGAGGAGATTGAGTCGGCACTTGATCTGGCCCCGGACTATGAGAGGCGAATAAAATTCCAGGCCGATGTCCAAGACTATGTTGATATGTCTATCAGCTCAACTATCAACCTGCCAAGCTGGGGTAGCAAGACGAACAACCCTGACACAGTAAAAGACTTCGCTAATACACTGGCGAAGTATGCACATAGATTGAGGGGGTTCACTTGTTATCCTGACGGGGCTAGAGGTGGACAGCCTCTAACACCTGTATCGTACCACGAGGCTGTGGATAAACTTGGAGAAGAGTTTGACGAGCATGTTGAGACACACGATATCTGTGACCTTACCTTGGGGGGGACGTGTGGTGCTTAAACGGTATCCATTTCCGATGCAGGATATTGTCAACCAAGGCCGGGAGGGGTTCAAAAAGAACAAGAGGAACCCCTTCCCTCCCTCTGCGGACCGCGCAAGAGAGTGGGAACGTGGCTATAACCAAGCTTATTATGAATGTTTAAAGCGGTTAAGGGAGGGTGCTAATGCCGGGGAAATCTAAAAAAAGTGAGGACTATGCAAAATACTACCAAGAAAATAAAGAATCTAGAAGTGCGGCGATGGCAGAATATTACCAAGAAAATAAAGAAGCTATAAATGCGGCGACGCAAAAATACTACCGAAAAAATAGAGAAGCTCTAAGGGAAAAGCAGAAAATATACC